ACAGCAACTGCCTGCACGGCCGAACCGACCAGCGGCGCCGAAAGAGGAAGAAAAGCAGTGGCGGAATAGACGGGGCTCTGGCTTACAGACTCTGCGGAAGAAGGAAAACTAGACAACACGGGGCTCCCCCCAGACGACGCGGGGCCCGGAGGAGCAGGAAGGGGACCCGTCAATGAAAACCCTTGAAGGACGATCCAGTGATAATACCGACGCCCCCGACAGAGACGCGGACGACAATCCGGAGTGTGACGTCTTCGCTTGTACCGCCAGTAGATCCACCGGTATACTCCACGTGGAGAACGGGGGCGGGATTACCGAGAACAGCAGTCTTAAGCTCTCTACCAAAGGGGTGGCTAGGAGGCAGAACAAAGTCATGCAGAACAGCGAGGTAAGCAGCCCCACAAGAGATAGCGGCCACAGATTCTGATAGAAAACGAGTAGGAGGAGTGTCGCTGCCAGTGAAAGCCAACAAAAGTCGACGAGTAGAGCCAGCCAGCATAGTTGACGAAACAACCACAGATTCAAGTTGAACCGACTCAAACATCTTAAAATAACCAAGGAAGTCTGCATCTTGACGCAAATTGAGACGGTACTTGGGATCAGTACCGGTGAGGTATACAGAAAAGGGGATTTCGAAAGAAGTTCGAGCGGGAGCCGCGGAAACAGCCATAGAAGAAGGGCCATGAACAGCCACCTCAGCAGCTTGTGCAGCAACATTTTCTTGTTGATTCGATGACATAAACTAACTCTTGGAGTGGCGGGGAGGGGGGGGGGGGGGAGAAAAGTAGGAGCGGGGGAGAAGCGGGAAAAAGAACAGATAGAAGAAATAAAAGATATAGGCAAAGAAGACGACAGTGCAAATCCCAACGCACCAGTAGAAGGTGAGAAACTCAGTATAGGTGGGGAACGCGAAAAGACGATGCGGGGGCATACAATCAAGACGACCACCAGTAAAAGTCAAACACGAAAGGGCGATAGGCGTCAACAATGATCAGAACGTTAAGGACCACAGTGAAATACGCAATGAAGCAGAGAATGAGGAAAAACAAAACAAAGCTCATGAAGAAGGGCAACTACGAGGGTACCAAACCTCGTAGCCGGACTGTTCCTTTCAGACGTATCAAACGCCCGCTAGCCGTGCAGTCTCTACAGTGCCGGACACATGCTTCCGGTTTGGGCGGTGAATAAGGCCAACAAAGACCTCACCGGACCTAGAGCACAGCATGGTGGTGCTCAACCTCGTCTAATGAGGACGATCGGGCTAGACAGCCGAGTAACCTAGTGGGGTCAGCTTGCTACGAGACGCAACTCGACACGCACGTGGGGGACACCGAATTAACGGCAGCCACTGCAATGAAGCTGATCAACAGCGACACACGTACTGACATCCTCGCGGATGGGCATTCTCGATCACTCAATGAATAGGACACACAGCTAAGTGCAGCCACATCAAGGGGGTTATGGGTCAAAGGATTATAGTCTAGACCCAAAAGACTGGAACAGGTAGATTAGTCTCCTCCTGAGGAGAGTGAAGGGTGCAGTGATCACCACGTCTCATAGTCGCATATTCTACTCCACACAAGGCTAAGAAGTGCGTGAACGTGCTAGTAACCACCTGCCTCGTGCTGCCACAACTTCACATGAAACAACAGGGTTGCCAGCCCTAACCTCAACTCGGCGTTCATAGCGGCAACTTCAAGCGGGTACCAGCGCCGCCTGCAAAAGGGGACGTCGAGGCACCAACGAGAGGTTCCTTCGGTCTACGGTGTGGCCAAGGCACCACATACTATCCGGTTATGCCTGCCGAAGCAGATTTTCGCGTGTTTTCCAACAGCCATCTTCATGACTGGTCCAGCGAGTGGCCCTTTATACTCCCGTGAGTACCAACACCTAATCGCACCACATGTGCGGGAACCTCTCCGGCATGATCCCATTAGAGAACACAGAGTTGGGGTAAAACAGAGGTTCCAAAGACGGTATCATGCTCAACCCGGGGATGACCAACGACCTCAACGTACAATGCTCGACCAAACGCTTGTGAACCAAAGCGTAATAAGGATCATCAGGGCGTGGCAACGCCGCCATCTGGTCGGCAAAGCTCCTGAAGTAGTCAATGTCAGTCGGGCGACCAACTATGCCGACCTCAAGACGGTTGTTCATGTACTCATAGTCATAAGAAAGAGAACCATTGTCGACCAAATGGCCAAACAAATGGCCCATGCGGGTGCGAATGGTCTTCGGAGACATTAACCAGCGGCCAGGCCTGAAAGCAGGGTTGACAAGAGGATTACCAGCCAACAAGGAGTCATCACCACCGTAAGCCTGGGGGATGTGGGCAATGTTCTGGTAAGTATGTTGCGTGAGCGCCAAATTCCGCAAAGTATTCAGAAGGAAAGTGTAACGATTCCCAGAGTGCTGCATCAACCGAAGGTTGCCCTTCATGCTCATGGTACAACACGCCTCCTGATGATAAGTGGAAATATAAGACGGAGGGAAACCGACCTGCTGCACGAGCCAGCAATCGAATTTGATGAAAGGGGCGTCAATGGAACTATCCCAAGCCGAGTAGTCCGTCTCGACAAAATCATCATAACCAGCCATGTTACGGCCACACCAGGACTCCAAATCAGACGTGGACCTGCGGAGATGCAAATACACATTCTCAGGACACTCAGCCAAAACCACTTTCTCCAAGGCCAACGCAAAAACAGCGTCACGGAAGGTCTTCTGCATCGCAAACTCAGCGACTATCTGCCCAGGGCCGGCACCCTTAAACCACTTCTCAGTCTTCTTAACAACCTGAGACTTAAGGAAAAGCCTAGTGAAACCGACATCCCAGCCAATAGCCTCGCGACTAATCTTACGCTGAATCGCCTTCAAGGTGCGCTTAGAGGTCCAGGAGTCAAACACCTCATCACCACACTGGTCAACCAAAGCAGAAAAGTCCCTCCGAGCAGAAAACCTCGGGAACACACGAAGGAAACCGCTCTTCAACGAAACGAACCTAGAGCTCGTAGACACGGTGAAGAAACTACGCTGGTTGCGCTCGGGCGAGGCGACATGGATACGTTTCGCGAGCGAGGCCTGCATGGTGGCATGGTCAGCCCGCCTGTGCAAGTTGGCGCCAGGGTGTTTGAAAGAAGGCTTCTGGACAGAAATAGCACCGGAGTGCCGCAACTCAGCAGACAACCCGTCAGGCGCATCGGGTTGGGCGAACTCAAGGATCGGGTCAGCTACGGTGGTGGGGACAGGAACATCTCTGACAACAGAGGTGGCGTCACCAACTCTGTGAACACGAGGCACAGCGTCGGCCATAAAGCTCAAGCCGCGAAGAACTGCCTCAGTGCTGACAGGAACGCCTTGCAGGGAGGGGAGACCATCAGCGGCGCCAATAAGGGGAATGGGCGCTGCCTGAACCCGCATGGAAGGAACGCTCGCCCGAATGTGCTCAGTAACACTCCTAGCGATAAGCCGGTGAACATCAGTCTGGGTGTCAATAAGGGAAACACGGCTACGAGCGGAAACAGCAGCAATGCTACTGAGGATGCTACTACAACTGAAACTGCCAACCTTAGGGGCCAGGGCGGCTGCATCAATAGAAAGGAAAACATTGCCCTGACCACGAGTCAAACCCACAAGCACGGGACCATTCTGCATCGTGCACGACATGCCTCCCAAGTCCAGACAGTAATCACCAGCCAGGTCCAAGCCCTGCGATTGAGATGTGACAAAAGTCGGCGTGCCACCAGCAGTCTTCGTTTCAGCGAACCTGGGAGAAGTGACGAAGAGCGGAAGACCCTCCGGGGGCTGAGAAGTGACGAGGATATCACCCTCATGAACAGCATCCGAATGCAAGCCTAAGACATCAGCCACCCTGGGCGCCAGCCGATAGGAAACGGTAGCATAACTCGCCGTAGGAAACTGGCGGACCACCATGCTGCCGAAAGACTCATAAGACCGTGTCTCCGTATTGGGCGTCGGAAAAGCGGTGTGAGACTGAGCGGGGTCGCCAGTCAGAATCACATGCTCAATGGATGGATTGAAATACAAAAGCACGTCCAAAGTCCCGGGCGGGAAACGAGTGAAATCGTCAATCACCAACACACGGAGGGCGGGCTTGCGGAAGATCTCAAAGCCCTCGGAGTATTGACTGCTCAACACGCCGGCTCCAAGTGGACCAACACCCGAAGACAGACTGTCAGAGGCAACTAGAGCGCTAGGGAAAATCCAGGACACGTCGTGGGGAGATATCTGATTAGCAGCAAAGTAACCACGCGCCGCAGTCGTCTTACCACTCCCAGGCACACCAAGGAACGTAGTCAACCTGACAGTCCGATCATCAGCATACTTAACACAACCCAACAACTGGGAGGGTAAGCTGGCATCAGAGTCACCAGTGAGCCACACATTCCGGTTAGCACGCAGGTCGCTCGCCAACGCCTTAGCAACGGGCCTAGACGTTGTGTACTGAAACTCGGACGCAGACAAGCCCACCCGGGGTAACGGGACGAACGGATGAGCAGCAAGCGGCACACCACCACCACGACGGTTGTGATAGTCGGCTGAGCACTCATTAGCAGTCCCAGGGTTAAGCAAAGCCGCATAATTATCACCGAACGCCACGGGGAAACTGCACAGTGAATACATGAAGAACGCAGGGAGCAATCTCTGAGCCGTGAAACCGATGAGGGTGGGTTGGGCGGCAGGCCTAACAGCGCCAACCGGGACGGGTACAAACGGAGGGTTGGCACCAGCAGCGGCGGGATTGATATTAGCAACGTGAAACAACGCCACATTGGGACCACCAGGTACACCGGGAATCTGAGTCTGGGTGACATTAATTGACAAATTCAAGGTGGGAAAACCCTCCACAGGCGCAACGGTCATGAACAAGTCAGCAGGAACAGCAGCACCGCCGCCCCCCTGATGAACATTCAGGCCAACGTGGAAGAACCGAGCAGCCAGGGTCATCTGCTGGGGAGAAACCAAGCCAATATGATTGTGCTGCAGTATGTCATCAGACCACAAGCTCGCCAAGAAGACAGCAGCCAGAGTATCAGGAGCGACACCATAAACGGCCGACAAACTGGTCCAGAAACAGGCGTAGTTGACATCCAACAAGTTGACAACAGCGGGCATAGCACCCAGCCGGTTGACAATTTGCTGGAAATCCATCTGGGTAGTGTTCAAAAACCAACCACGGTAGGGATGGTTTATGGTCCCCGGAGCTTCACCGGTCTGCATGAACATCTGGTGGTTCGTCATCCCGGCGTGAGGCTGAGCAGCGAAAGGCACTGGGTGAGGCGGCACGGCAATGGCAGGTATGAAAGGAGGAGGAGGAGCCACCGGCAGCACAGCGGGGTTGGGCGGTATGGCAAACGTCCCGTACGTGCCCAGACCACGAAAGTTGGGGTTTTGGAGGGGTAACAAGAGGGGCACCTGTCTCGGAGCGAAGTAACTAGCTCCAAGACGTGCAACGAGAAGCCCACCTGAATACAATAAACCAACAATAGCAATCATGGGAACCGCCAACACGAACGAGATCAAAGCGAAGTACCATTGCCAACTTCGCACCATGTAACCTCGAGTCCAGGGGTTAAGCAACATAACGCGGCCAGTGGGTAAAGCAAAAGCCGCGTAGTAACTAATAACACCGATCAAGAAAAACAAGGAGAAAAGAGTCAATGACAAACGCGAAAAACCGGAAAAATGGTAATCATCTGTGTAAAGAGCGTAAATCGTGTGCAGAAGGTTGCCCGGCCGCCACCAAAAAGAATCGTAAAGAGCAGGGAACACTGTGGAAAAACAATACCAAGAAAGGAACGCTTGGTAAAACCACGAGTAACCGGCCACCCCTATAAGATGCTGATCACCAGCGCCGAAAACAGCGGCAACGACATGGAAAAGTGAGTAATCGGCATACGGGCCCATCCCGACGAACCTAAAACCCTCATGTTTGGCAACACGAGCGGCGTGCACCAAAGGGGGCTTGAGCTTGTAAGGGACAGTAAACAAACCCAAATAACCAAGCCACAGAATGAAAACCGACAAAAAAACACGAGACGGGGTAGCTTCGAGGGCATGGTAAAAGCCATGCACAAAGTCGACCAGATCGTGCCACGTAACAATACCAAGGAAGCGTTCAAGGAAATGGGTAAGCACGACCTTAGGCACAACCCAGGCACCAAACAAAAAATTGACCAACGCATAACAACCGAGAGGCGAATGATTAGCACTGGAAAACAAGTCAACAGGCATGACATGTTGACGAGAGATCCAGGCAGACTCAGAAGCATAACGGGCATCGAACGTCTGGGGAAACACAGTGTAAGGAGGAGACACGCTGCACCTGAACGCATTGGTGTACGTCAGGAGAGCGGTGAGAGAAGCGGAGGGGGACAAGGGGAAACACAAAAGATGATACAACACATAAAGGAAAATCCGGAACAAAGAGTTCCCCTTACCGAGCTGTTCAGAATGCAGATTGTGCGCCAACACACCACATGCGCGCATTTCTGAGTAGCTCATTTTGCCAAAACCAGCAGCAGCAGCGTTAAGCTGCGCACACTTCGCGTGATAATCCCGCAAATCATCACCAGTGTACCGGTCGGCAAACGACACCATCTTGGTGACAAAAGAACTGCGGCCGCGCCTATCAGCCGCTGGGGTAAACGGCATCATATAAGCAGGAACGTCAATCCAATCACCGAGAGCGAATAGCCTACTGTGCTCAGGCAAGACAGCCTGACGCGTCACCATCATGATATGATGAGCAAAGTAGGATTCAAGGAGAGTCACATAAAGAAACTCCCCCGGGGACACCTCGATACGTCCGCAGCGCAACCAATCACTCGCTGAGTCAGGCTCGAAGTACTGACCGTTGACATGGCCCTCAGGGATATACACACGCCCACCACGAGAGGGGATAGTGCCATAAACCTCAGGGAATTGGTCAGGGAGACCCGTGAGACCCTCAGCAGAGATAACGACAGAGCAAAAAGACGTTTGCAGGAGAGGAGACCTGCGGAAAACGGCGGCCATGTCGGGAATAGTTAACATATGCATAACGTCACACATCACCGCCAAGGGGGAAGTGATTGTGGGCGCGACAAACGTACCATTCGGGAAGCGCGTTACATCCTTGCCGACCAGAACATTGTTAGCCATCGCTGACGCCCCAGCAACAAGGGCTGAGGTAGCTATAGGCTTTCTGGACAACAACGTGTAATCCTTCCCTGCCACAAAACCATGCAAAATACGTTCAATCTTCTCCTCCAGCGACTTATGAAGGCCGTGGGGGTGAGGAACACCGTGCGGGTTAGACAAGATGCCGCATGACGCAGCAGCATCACGCAGTTGATTCGAAATGGCATGGGGAGAAGCAAACTGAACTCGAGCTCGTCTAATGTGCGCCTGCAACTCCGGTGAAAGAGCAGCAGTAGCAAGAGGCGTGCCAATAAGGTCCTCCAGGGCCCCAACCCGTAAGCCCCTCTTCCCGGCCACTCGCACAAAGTGGTCAGGTAGCAGGGGCAAAAGAGGGAGCATACCCAGAAGCATAACGGCGCGCACAAAAAGAGGAGCGAAACCCAGCTTGCGACGCAAGGAGTAATAAGAGTCGGCAGGGCAAGCGAGCGCGTAACAAAAACCCCTCGTTTGGTAGTCGAGGCGCATGTCGCGATGCAAGCGTACCTTCCGGGGGGGAACACCGGGGACAACGGTGCCATAGCGGAAAAGGACGAGGATGAATAGGTAAACCGACTGTAAAGAGAACCTTAGGAAAAGAAAGGGGAGTTTGAAATTGTTGACAGAAGTACAAAAGGAAACAAAGAGTGGAAGTGAGAAATCAATAACCCCAGCGAGCGCCGAAGCAAGCTCAGCTGCAGGGAAGCGAACGGTGTCAAAAACGACACCAAAAGGTCCTGGGACGCATCGCAGGAAGGGCCAAACCACGCAAAGCGCGATTAGGGGGGTCAGCGGACCCATAGTGGTT